TACTTAATATGAGCGAACACAGCGACCTCGTCGGCAGTGCAGAAATAAGTCAAGAGATAGACCCGTTGTCGGAACTAGGCGATACGGGGCTAAATAATTTCGGTGGGTTCATCCGTGAAGAATGGCTTACCCAACTTCGAGGTCGGCGGGGGATGCGGCTGCTGCGGGAGATGCGGGACAACGATCCGATTATCGGCGCCATTGCTTTTGCATTCGATTCATTGATCCGCCAGGTTGAATGGCGCATCGATGCCGCAAGTGATTCGCAAGATGACATGCGCCGCGCCGATTTGATTTCCACAGCACTGTTCGATGACATGGATCGCACGTTCGAGTCTTTCATCAGCGAAGCCATGACGATGCTTGATTTTGGTTGGTCCTGGCACGAGATGGTATTAGGACTATTGTAGTATGCAAGCCTGAGTGCTATATCAAAGCCTTGGAAAATTTTCTTAATTCCGATGTCGTTGATGATGACGGTGAGTTTGACGAAATGAATGAGCCATTTGCTCGCAAATTTTTAGAATATCTAACTACATCACGAAAGGAAAAGTGATGGGAAACAGACTTAAAGGTTCACCCCGGAACATTCTCAGTAACCGCTATCAACGCATCAACCCGACACGCCAGGTCAAGAAAAAGCTCGGCTTGAAATCAACATCGGCTGCACGGAAGTTGGTCCACTGGGAAAAGAATCCACGGGCCGTTACCATTTATAACGAAGCGCGACGACACCCGGGTGCGATTTGATGTCCTGGTGGATGATCTGCATAGGAATATGGATATTCGGTTTTACAGTATGTATATTCTGGTTCGTATTCTTTGATCCAGAAGCATGGGAAACGCCTACCATGGCCGTGCTGTTCAGTATTTTATGGCCCTTCATTTTCATCGTTTGGCTTTCAGGAAAACCCGTAGACTTACTCGTACTGTTAGCGAAATTCATTGACGGGATAAATGCACGGAAGAAAAAAAAACATAGATTTAACTGACGCAATGGAGGTGTCGCAATGGAAAAAAATAACTCTTTACTCATCAAGCTGTTCGAGGGCTTGGTTGAAAAAGCAATCAGCGTGGTCAATGTCGAAAAGATACAAATCGATCAGGACGCAGGTTGCAATCACTTCGTCGCCCACATCGGCGTTTCATCTGAGACACTGAATCAAATACGAATGACGATCTATCTGCGTTCGTACAATGATCCGGTATTCGATGTTACAGATGAAGTTCGGGAAGCCATGGGTAAACTGTGCGAGCAAGGAATATCAACCGGAATCGGATATAGTCAATAATTATAATGCGGAGTGTTGGAATTGGTAGACATAGGGTAACTCCCGGATTGCCTCTCAAAGCGCTTTGAAGCAATCAATTGCAGGTTCGAGTCCTGCCTCCGCTATATTTTTAACTAATAGAAAGGCGAATTTAATGGAAACAAAACACGAATTAATTGATGGAATCCTCGTGTTCAACGGAGCTGATGATCGAACCATGGCGCAAGCTAGGAATTGCGATTTAAGGGCACAGAAAACTGTACTGATGGGAGATAATCATCTCGGGTATTCACAGCCGGTAGGTGGCATCACGGCATACTTTAATGAAGTATCTCTCTCTGGAGTAGGATTTGACATTGCTTGCGGCAACAAAGCTGTTTGCTTGGACGTTGATCCAGGTGAAGTAAAGACACATATCAGTAAGATCATGGACGATATCGTCAACAAGATCTCATTTGGTGTAGGTCGGGCGAATAAATCTGAAGTGGAAAGTGACGTGCTGGATGATCCATTGTTCGATGAATGGTTCATGAAAAAGATCCGGCCTTCTAAAGGATACGAAACGTTGAGAGAAATGGCTGCACGGCAGCTTGGTACAGTGGGGTCGGGCAATCATTACGTTGATATTTTCGTGTCGGAGAAGGACCAAGTTTGGGTAGGATGCCATTTCGGGAGTAGAGGTTTGGGTCATAAAATCACCACTTGGTTTTTGGCACAAGCAGGAGCCTCTGACGGAATCGATGCTGATCCTTGTGTTTTGAGTCTGCATAGTGATTTAGGAAAAATATATTATGCAGCGATGGAATTAGCCGGGCGTTATGCCTATGCTGGCCGCGACTGGGTTTGCGATACTGTTGCCAAAATCATCGGTGCGCCCGTGATCCGTGAAGTTCACAACCATCACAATTTCGCCTGGAAAGAAATACATGATGGGCAGGAAATGGTTGTTGTCCGCAAGGGCGCGACACCCTCCTTCCCAGGCCAAGAAGGTTTCGTGGGTGGATCCATGGGCGATATATCCGTGATTCTGGAAGGCGTTGACTCTGATCTATCACAGCAATCTCTCTATTCAACCATCCATGGAGCTGGCCGAGTGATGTCTCGAACCCAAGCTGCAGGCAGAAAAAAATGGAAGCGAGTTGAGGAAGGAAAACCGAAACAGCTGGTGACTACGAAGGAAGGGTGCGTCAGTCAGGAGATGATGCGCGCATGGATAGATCCGATGGGAATAGAGTTGCGCGGAGCAGGGACTGATGAGTCTCCGCATTGCTATAAGCGGCTGCCGGATGTGATCAAGAGCCACGGAGACACGATCAAGATTAATGAAGTTCTGCACCCGATCGGCGTTGCGATGGCTGGTGCAAATGAATTTGATCCGTATAAGGATTAGTCGTTAATATTTTGCCGAAAACAACCCACAAACCTATTTGACGTTCACAGATGAGCTTCTATTATCATAAATTACCTGGCGTACTTACCCAACCTCGCAGGTTCAAATTTGAGATTACGGAAGCAGAGTGGCATGAATATGCGACGGCACACGTATCGAACGAATTGGTAATGCACAAATTAACCAATGAAACCGTGGAGTGTATTGTCGAATCGATGCACTGCAGCTACTATTTCAAACTGACAGTAACGCTCAAAGAAGTAATATTATTGGAAAAATAGAAATCAATTGAAATCTGATACCATAAATCAACCGGCAACTGCGATCCGGGTCAACAGCGCAGTCTCTTGATAACCTGTTCCGAAGGAGATAATCATGGGACGATTACGCGCTAAGTTCCGCGTGCTGCGAGTCACGCAACGGTGGGACAATACCTGGGAGTTACATCTGGCTCCCGTCATGGCTACATCAGAGGAAAACAAGTCGTTTTGGGACGCAACGCCCGCTGGCGAATGCGACCTGATTTGGCGTGGCCCTCACGAATTTCAATGCGCGGCGTATTACTACGTCGAGCTTGAGCCTCACCACACGGGCCAGTGGACCCTCGATTCAAAGGTGGATCGCGGTTACGGCGCTGGCGATGCTGAATGGAGCATGTATACTCAGCACCAATTCACCGGGAAGCCACCCGATGACGGACTGCAGAAAGGCAATCTCAAAATCAGCCTGGATGGAGACAAAACCGCTGCCTGGGAATTGCTCGGTGTGCCTCGTGAGAAGTGGTCGATCAAGTTCACTCTGGCCGAAGACCAATCCGAAGGATGATCTGATACACTGAAAGTCCATTGCGACGAGCGGATGGCGATCTTATACGCATTAAACGGCCTGCTAATCACGGGCCGTTTTTTTGTGCCTGAAACCCAAGTGGCTTCCAAGGTTAAATGTCGAAAATACTTTTGACAGCAGATACTTAGATGGTATATAATATGATTGCTATAGAAAAACGCATTCGACTTGGAGGTCTAAAATGCTATTACAAACCCAAGCACCACGAACGGTGCAAGATAATTATGATCAGACCATCGAGGTTCTGCTCGACGTCGGTCGTCGTATACGCTGCGACCAGGATGTCCGTGAACATCAGGTTGCCACATGGGAACTCTGGGTAGTCAATAATTCAACCATCGCAGTGCTTTCAACCGCACGAATAGACGATGGAAAAGTCAGCCCTGTGGATTACTTCGAGGTATTCTGTATCCTAGACGACAGTAATGACATGGCACCGATGATCGAAAAGATTCAAAATCTAGCGAATTAATCTCCAAGTCGAGCGGCATGCACTCTGCTGTTTGCGGGCCTCCGGCTTCGGTCGGGGGCTTTTTTTATGTCTGCAATACGAAATTTGAATAGTCCTGTAACATAAACTCATGGCTGAATCAGGCGATAACACTCTCAATCCATGGGAACGCCGCAATGGTGAAACAGATAAGGCGTGGCACTGTTTCGAGGTATACAGAGGGATGTATCCGAAGGATCGGAGTGTCGATGCCGTGTATCGTACTTGTTATTCCAAGGACATGCAGCGGCGTGCACCAAAATTTATACAAGATTGGTCGAGGCAAAATGACTGGAATGACAGGGCTGCTGCGTACGATAGGCACCTCGATACCATCAGCCTGCAGGCCACCGATAAGGTTGTAGAAAAGGAGGCCGAGAAGCAAGCCCGCAAGTGGTCGAAGCGCCGTGAAACGATCCGCGAAAGCGGGTGGGAACGCTATGAGCGATTATTAAATCTATCTGACCTGATGGCCGACAAGTGCGAAGTGATAGCCAAGCTGCCCGTCACCAGAAAGATAATAGTTGAAGGCGAACACGGTGAAGAAATCCACATCCACCCGATGGATGTTACTCCCGCGATGGCAGCAACGATGGCGCGGGCCGCTGCGAAGTTGGTTGAAGCCGCCGACAAGGTAGGTCGCATGGCAGCCGAGATGGAGACTGAACGACTGGTCATGCAGCTCGTCGACGAAATCAATATGGATGAATTAACTGATGCAGAAATCGACAGGCTGCGTAGCGCGAAAAGCCCGAATGACATGCAGCGAGAACTGAGGCTCATCAGCGGTGGTAAAGCAGCTTGATAGATGGCATCGCTGTTCGGATAGGGGATGGTGATAACTACCTCAATATCAAGTCCCAAGCTGAAGCCGTATATCGGAATCGTAAGCGTAAGAGACTGGTATCAAAAGGAAAACAGGAAGCCATTGACCTGAAAGATTTCATTCGGGAAGCATGGCACGTCGTCGAGCCAAGGACTGAGATGGTCCCAGGAAAGCACATCGACATAATTGCGGAACATCTGCAGGCAGTTACGGACGGTGACATCCAAAGTCTCATTATCAACGTTCCACCGGGTTCGATGAAATCCCTAATCACAGCAGTATTTTGGCCTGCATGGCAATGGGGCGAGCGTGATCCTTCAACGAAATGGTTGTTCGGTTCCTATTCCGACGGCGTGTCAAAGCGAGATTCACAACGCATGCGACGACTGATACGGTCCGGCTGGTATCAAACCCGCTACGGTGATAAGTTCGAAATCCTTCGGGGCTACGATACGCAGAAACGTTACGATAATGACCAGGGAGGATACAGGATCGCGGCAACTGTTGGAGGTGGTGGTGGTACAGGTGACAGAGCTGATGTTGTTGTTGTTGATGATCCGCATAAAGCGAGCGATGTTTATTACGATGCAAAGCGAAAGTCAGCACTCAGGTGGTGGAAGGAAGAGATGGCAACACGCGGTACAGATCCTAATGTTCGATTCGTAGTGATCATGCAGCGGCTCCACGAAGATGACCTTACTGGTAACCTCTTAACTGAAGGCGCAGAGGATTACGAGCACCTGTTTATCCCGTTCGATTTTGAATCATCCAGGGTCTGTGAAACGTCAATCGGGTACAAGGACTGGCGCACCGAAGAAGGTGAACAATATTGGCCCGAGATGTGGGAAGTTAAAGAAGCCAAAAAGTATCAACGCAAACTCGGAACACTCGTCGCTGCCGGCCAGCTGCAACAGCGACCGTTTCCGGCAGGAGGGATCGTGTTCAAGGAACATAATTGGGCTTTCTGGGAGCCAGCCGACGAGGACTTCGGACCGGTGCATGTCAGCGATGACAAGGGACGCACCGTCGATATCGTCCCGGTCAAGCTGGAGATGGATCGAATCACATACCGCATGCAGAGTTGGGATTTCACCTTCAAGGACACCAAGGCATCGTCTTTCGTTTGCGGGCAGACCTGGGTTCAGGTTCGCAAGCAGCCAGCCAACCTGTACCTGGTGGACCAGGAGCGTGGGCAGTGGGACTTCAGCGCCAGCAAGGACAAGACAGTATCATTCTCGGAAAAATGGAATCCGGAGAAGGTCATCGTTGAAGACAAAGCAAACGGGCCTGCGATCATCAGTGAATTGAAATCGGTCGTGCCGAACCTAATCGCTCGATCACCGAAAGGATCGAAATACGCGAGGGCGTTAGCCTGTCAACCTGCCCAGGAAGCAGGCAATCTTATCCTGCCTCACCCGCGCATCGCGCCCTGGGTAACGGACTATATTGCCGAGTTGAGTGCATTCCCGAAGTCGAAATACGATGACCAAGTGGATAGTACATCCCAAGCGGTGATAGAATTTAGACGCGACATGCCTGGTGATTATTTAGTTGGACCATACTCATCCAGAAGTAAATCGCAAGACGGTGAAACACCACAACAGTCTGAAAGTGATGATACCCTCATTGACAAACCTGAGTACTTAATATGAGCGAACACAGCGACCTCGTCGGCAGTGCAGAAATAAGTCAAGAGATAGACCCGTTGTCGGAACTAGGCGATACGGGGCTAAATAATTTCGGTGGGTTCATCCGTGAAGAATGGCTTACCCAACTTCGAGGTC